CACACTACCTACAACCATTGCAACTCCGATGGCAGCGCCACCCATTCCAAAGGTTGCTAATCCTGCACCAATCAGGGCACCCATTGTTGCGATATCACCGGTCATTTTGCAATCTCCCGATTTCCATCATACAACGTTTCGATTCCTCGATCATACCCATTCTTGCGAGCTCCGCCGCCGCTCGGCTGTAGCCAATCATTTGCGAATAACGATCTAGTGAAGACCACAAACCCGACAAGGGTGAGAAGACATAGTTTGCTACTAAAGCTGTCATTAAACCCACCCTCTTAAATTATCGTTTTGATTATGAGCAACGTACCAAATATCACCTCGTGTGAGGCCAATATCTGCTAAATCTTTATCATTCAACTTTGATAATTCTTTGATGGTTTGTTTAGCTATTTTCTTTGCAGCTCTCTCCTGTTTGAAAGTTCTGTATGCTTCAATGATAGTTTCAATTGCCCTCGTTGAGTAGCTGTGGGCTGCTAGTATTACTTGTGTCATTTTTGTTCCTCGTTTGACCAATGATGATTTTACGAGGACGCATTTCTTCAGGAATCACGTACTGCAATTCGATTGCCAGTATTCCATCCTGAATATCTGCTCCGTTTACATTTACATGTTCGGACAGCCTAAAGGTTCGCTTAAATTTCTTTGTCGAAATGCCACGATGGATAAACTCTCTACCTTTAGAGACGTGCTCTCCCTTTACTGTCAAGGTCCTGTCTTTGACCTCAACGCTAATTTCATCTTTTGAGAACCCCGCAATAGCAAGTTCAATCAGATATTCTGATTCACCAGCCTTAATAATATTGTGTGGGGGATAATGGTCTTGAGCGTGTTTTGCAGTAAACTCTAACTCGTTAAACAGATGGTCAAAACCAACAAAAGATGACCGCGGGAAAAGTGTATGTAAGCCTGTCATTGTTATCTCCTTTTGAGCAAGCAAGATTAAAATTAGACCCGGTTATCCGGCATCTGTAGTTATTTATATAATACTTTTATGCGAAAAGTACATAGGCGGTATGCGTTTTTTTAAACTTCCATGTCAATAAATTGACCTTGAGTTTCTCCGGGACTAACAGTAGTACCATCTCTATTATATCGCAATGCAGCCTGATCTCTTAGCATCTGTACTTCTTTTGCACGTTCTTCGATTTCTTTAATTCTATTAAGTTTAATCTCAGCACGAGTAGCTGCTTCTACCACACGAATACGTTCTTTTTCTTGTGGTGGTTTTATGTGTTCACTATTGGGATATACATTAGGATGCCCTAACTTAGCGGCTTGAATTTGCTGATACATTTCGAACGGCATACCGTTAGTCGGGAGTGTTTTCATTACTTATTTCCTATATTATATTTAGGGCAAAGTTCCCATTGATCCTTATCTTTAAATGATATAACTTTAATTTGTCGCAATGGAGCACACTCCAATTCTGATTCTACTGCAAATGTAATAAGTCCCCAATCACTTAATAGTGTAGCAATTGTGTTTCTTCTTGCAATATCATTTAATTCTAAATTTGCTTTCTTACCATCTAACATAAACAACTCTTTAAAGTGTACGATAAAATATCGTCCTTGTTTATGTAGGATATGACACGACTGAAATAACTTTTTATCTTTACGTGATGCAACGCCGATACGTGTAAGGGTTTCTCTCACCTTTAAAAAATCATCTGGTTGATTAATGGTAACTTCCAACATACTTGCTGATGACCATTCAATGCTTTCCTCTTTTACGTCCACCTTTATCCACCTTCTCTTTTATTATTTTTATTTGGTCAGGTGATAGGAGTGACAAAACTTGTCTAGCTTTTTCGTTACTGTAGCCATAGTATTGTTTAACCACTTCAATATCACTATCTAACTCAGGTTTATTCCATTTCGAAAAACGTTTACGTTTCCTAACCGTATTTATCAAAAAATGAAATTGTAACCTTTTGTCGATATGGTGATATCTATTCATGATATTAGACAATGCTGCCGTATCATAAAAATAACTAAGGCCTCGATTTACCATGAATGCGTTATAATCTTTTTCACAATCATCAGTAACCATTATATCTGATTTTGTATCATTAATGGCTTTAAGATAATCAAAATGATTCATGAGTAAATATATCGTGCTACAGTTTGCATTCTCATAACATCCATAACAATATCGTGTCTTGGATCATGATGTACAAATTTGTCTTCGTATTCCTTTGGAATAAATTTATTATCAAGTGAACTACCCCAACACATACCATCTAGCATTGATCTTGTATCTCTGATAATCCACCATGGATAAGGAACTTCTTTCTTAAAATATTTAAGAACGCTTTCTAATACAATAGGATCAAAGCCATTGCCTCTGGTATAAGCCTTTTTAAGAGTATCAGGACCTATGCAATCAGTAAAGAATTCATGCATATCTTCAATAGATATATCATCTTTTGAAGGCTTTAATTGAGCTTGTGCTTCAGGCGATTTGCGTTGCCACCATTCAAGTGTTTTCTTATCGATAATTCTATCGAACTTTTCAACTTGCTCTACTACATTAAACTTAGCATATTCAACACGTGACAATAAATCGTCATAGTCATAAGGCTTATCTTCATATAAGTTTTCATCAAACTTAAGCATAGCAAGAGAAACTACTGCACCATTCTCTGCTGGTCCTAGTGTTTCAAAATCATAAATCAAATTCATTTAAAGTTTACCTGTGCCATTATTTCAGTCATCATAGCAACCATATTTAATTCATGATCTGCTACAAAAGCATCTTTATATTGATAATCAGCAAGAATAAGAACTAACTGAGGAATAGACTGAGCTTCAATTGATTCGTACATATTATCATAAAGCATACGAATAATTGCGACAGGTTCTTGGTCCATATTATTCGTGACCCACTGCCGCATTTTCTTAAAGTTCTTATCTTTTAGATGTGTATTTAAAAGGTTAATATCGCCGCTAGTAGAATTAGATATACTACCATGAATACCAGTACCGCTAATACTTCTCCGTTGAACTTCATTAATAGCTCTCCTCCAGTCAGGAGCGTGTTTCATAATTAAATCAGCTACTGCCTGAGGTTCAAACTCAACGCTCTCTTCTTTTAGTATATATGTTAATCGTTTAAAGAATTGACCTGCAAGATCTGCCATATCTTTCTTAGCGGTGTTAAACTCGTATACACCACACCGAGAATGAAGCGGATCAATGATTCGGTTTTTAAAGTTGCAGGTGAGAATAAAGCGACAGCTATTTGAGAACTCTTCGATGAATCCACGTAATGCTGGCTGTGTTGATTGCGGATTGAGGTAGTCAGCCTCGTCCAAGATACATACCTTACTTCCTCCAGACAAAGAGACTGTTGAAGCAAACTGTTTGATTTTTCCTCTGAGTGTATCAATATTACCTTCTTCTGAACCGTTGATTATAATATAATCTGCACCAATCTCATGGCACAAAGCTTTGGCTACGGTAGTCTTACCTAAGCCGGCAGTTCCGGCGAACATCATGTTTTGAAGTTCACCGGAATCTACCATTTTCTGAAACGTGTCCTTTAATGACTTAGGCAAAATTGTTTCAGAAATAGTTTGTGGTCGATATTTCTCGACCCATAAAAAATCGTTCATTCACATACTCCATAATATAATGATTGCATTATACCGCAATCGATGCTAGTTGTAAACTAGTCTTCACTTTCGGCAGCTTCTTCTTCTGCACGATTTTCACACAGTGAAATGATTTGAATGCACTGATCTCGAAGAGTACCGATTGAAGTAAGTTCTTCTCCTCGGAATCCACCACGTTGTACGATAGCGTCAATTACTGCAACTGTACTACGGCTTGAACGGCCTGCAAGATCATAAATTTGGTTATCTGACATTATATTCTCCTATTGATATGTCGATGTTTTTTCAAGTGCAACCCAATACTTCATATCGCTTTCAGCCGAAGTAAGAGTAAATTCTGAAATTAATTTAGATGAGATAGCAACCGAATAATTGCCAGGAATCATCTGTAGGTTTTTAATATTAAGAATGAAGTTGTAATCTCCAGTCGATTGACCAGGTACATCAATGGAGTATGTATTAGATGTAGGGTTATCGATATTGATTACAGTGAGTTTAATCACACCTTCACCATTCGTAATGGATAGCTGATCATGCCCAAGAGCAGATGCAGCTCGTTTGATACGATTAAACGTATCTTGATCTAAATCAAACTGTACTTCAGGATCAGGCATAGAAATAGGCTTTGTCGGTGACGTAAGCATTTCTATATCTGACAAAAAGTATTTGATTTTAGAACGTCCAGAAGAATCACTGATAGTCATATGCTTATCTTCGAGTTGAATATTTGATGTATCAAATAAATTGATTACAGACAAAAATTCAGATAAATCATAGATACCAACTTCGCGATCAAATGTTTCTGGTACGGTAGCCTGAGCTAAAACATTCTTGGCTTCAGACATAGTCATAATAGAATTACCTGGTCGAATAACCAGATTAGGATTAATGCCAGAATAGTTTTTCAATAAATTCATAGTAAATGTGGACAATTCCATATTAGCTTCCTTTTAGCTTACTAAAGTTTTTCTCTTTGTGAAATTCCAATTTGTTTTGGAACTTGCCATCGAGAATATCACCTTTATGACTAATCACAAAGATATTCGTATCATCATCAAGCGTATGAATAATTTTCATTAAATTATCTACGCCTTCATAGTCTAGCGATGAATCAAACGTTTCGTCAAGTATCAATAAATTAGTTGATACAGAATTTTTCATTTTGGCAATATGACGCCAAGTAAAGAGTAATGCCAAATCAATCCGTTGCTTTTCACCTTCAGAAAAAGAATCATAAGAGAAGTTATCTCTATGCCTTGATCTAATTGTTTCTGAGAATGATTCGTCTAAATTGAATGAGACGAAGAAGTCAAGCACTTGTAAATATTGATTGACGAGTTTATTTATAACCGGTAAATACTGCTTTATAATTTTTGTCTTAATACCAGTATCCTTAAGCATTTCAAGTATAATACTATTATACGACAAAGATTCGTTTAAGTACAATCTTTTTTCGAATAAATCATCTTTTAATTTCTTAAGAGTTTCAAGCTCGGATCGAGATTTACTTAGATCTCCTCCAGATCCCCGTATTTGTTCGATCGAATTATTGATAGATTTAATTTGTTCTTGTAACCGACTAATCGTTTTGTTGTTAGAAGTAATAATAGAGGTTTTATCTCTAATTTCGCCTGCGGTATTTGTGAGCCTTTCAATAGCTGATTCCACAATAACCGACTTTTCACTGACATCACGTACGGCACTATTGAGTTCTGTAGCTTTTTCTTTAGCGGTTGCCAACTTGGCGTCTCTAACTTCCGAACTAATATCTTGGGTACATGTGGGGCAAGTATCATTTTCTTCGTAGAACTTCGTTTCTTTGACCAATGTTTTAATTTTTTGATTGAATTCGGCTTGGTAGTGTAACAGACTTTGCCGTTTATCGTGGTTTTCTTTAAGGCTTTCTTGTAAGCCATCTGACCTTTCTTCGATCTCAGATGATAGTGAAATGTTTTCGGCTTGAAGGGTATTAATTTCTTCTTGTGCATCGCTGATGTCTGCTTCTTTACTATTGATTTGCTCAACTGATAAAGCCTCCACTTCTTTAATGTATTTATTCTGAAGATCTAGCTTTTCTTTATTTAGCTCTGCATCATAGTCGACACTCTTAAGATCGTCTTTTAATATACTATTTTTCTCTTTTAGAATCTGGTTCATTTTAGAAAAGACATTAATGTCCAGAAGATCCTCGATAACATCTCGCCTATGCTGAGCCGGGAGCTGCATGAAGGGAATAAAGGAGGATGATCCAAGCACAACAATTTGGTGAAAGCTTTTATGATTAAGCTTGATAATGTTTTGCTCGAGAATCTTCTGGTACTCTTTGGCATGTGACGATTGGTTTATCATCGAGCCATCTTTCCAAATCTCAAATTTATTTGGCTTAATGCCACGTACTACTTTAAGATTTGAACCTGATACAGTAAACTCAATCTCGACTACACAATCTTTGTTATTGATTGTATTAACGAGTTGTGGTTTACTAATATTTCTGTGCGCTTTGCCAAACAAAGCGAACGCCAATGCGTCAAGCATTGTTGACTTACCAGCGCCGTTGTGCCCAACTACAAGTGTAGTCTTAGTAGACAATAGATCAATGCTAGTCCAAGAATTGCCGGTTGAAAGGAAATTCTTGTAACGAATAGTTTTAAATATAATCATGCAATTTCTAGTGACTGCGCCTCAATCATTAACTCATGCATTTTGTTTTTAATAAGATCTTTATCGAGATCTGTATCAACATTATCAACATAAGTATTCAACAGCGTAGTCGTATCCTCCAAAGATATGCCTTCGTCTTCTACACTCGAACCAACAAACTCACTAAAATTTTCGGCTATTTTTAATTCGTGTATTTTCCTATTCTGTATTCTATCAACAAATCGGTCAAATGTAAACTGGTTAGTTTTATTAATTACAACTATTTTTACAAATTTATTATCTAGCTGAGATAAATCATAATCCATATAATCACGATTGCTGTCATCATATCTGATACGATGAAACAAAGTATGAGGATTAAGAACAGGAGTAAGTTCTCTAGTAGTTGTATCAAGAATATGAAAATACTTTTTATCGTGCGCATCATTCCAGAAAAACTCCATCTGAGAACCTAAGTAATGCACGTTGTCTTTATGAGACTTGGTATGAAAATGGCCACTTAAAACCATTTCAAACTTCTTAAACATAGAAGCATCCATTCCATGCGGGCTATCCATGCCTTTAAATAGTTCAAAACCTTTTAATTCTAAATGACCACCTAATATATCGGCTTTGCAATTTT